ACCGGGTTGAAGTAGCGGAGCGCGACGACCGACCGGTCGGGGTTGGCGAACGCGTAGTCCTGGAGCACCTGCTCGCACATCGCCTTGGTCCGACCGTACGGCGTGACGGGGTTGATCGGGGTGCTCTCGTCGATCGGGGACTCCGCGTCGCCGTACACGGTGGCCGAGGATGAGAAGACGAACTCGCGCACGCCGGACGCGTGCGCCGCCCGGAGGGTCGCCACGAGCGAGCCGACGTTGTGGTCGTAGTAGGCCAACGGGAACTCCAGGGACTCCACGGGCGACTTCCGCCCCGCCAGATGCACGACCGACGTGGCGCCGTACCGGACGATGGTCCGGGCTACCAGCGACTCGTCGCGGGCGTCGCCGATGACGAGCGGGACGTGCACCCCGGTGATCCTCTGGATCGCATCGGCGGACGTGACTTCGGAGTTCGAGAGGTCGTCGAGGAGGACCACGGAACGTCCTGCCTGCACGAGCGCGACCGCGACGTTCGCGCCGATGTACCCGGTCCCTCCAGTGAGGAGGACGGTCACTGCTGACCCCACGGCATCGTCGCCAGCCGCCACAGGATGACGGTGATCGGGGGGACGAGCGCGATGAAGACGAGGAACCAGCCGAACGCGTTCAGCGCCACGGACTGTTTCGGGGTGAACGTGTCGTCGGCACCGCTGTTGCCTGCTCCGCCCGACGGGCCGATCTTGGGGATGGTCATGCCTGCTCCTTCTGTCCGAGTGCTTCCAGGGCGTTCCGCCTCATGGCGTCGCCCATCTTCCGATGTCCGGCGTCGCTGACGTGCACGCGCGCCACCGAGCCCTTCTGCCCGCCCACGTCGCGGTGCGCGAGGCCGAGGTGTTCGAGTTCCGCGACCGACGGCACCGGCTCAACCACGGGTGTCCTCCAGGGTGAGGACCAGCCGGAACCCCGCCGCCGCATACGACTCGACGAGGTCGCCGATCGCTACGTGATGGATGCGGTTGAGGTCGACGGTACGCGGGCGCTGATCCGGTCGGATGTCGACGGGCGCCTTGACCGACTTGCCTGACGCACGATGCACGACGGGAACGTCGATCGCAGGCGGAACGGTATCGGGAATCCACTTCGCATTCCGACCACGAGTGTTGTGATACGCCAGTTCTTTCATCACCTTGCTGAGCGTCGACTTTGTGCATCCGCCGAGGTGTGCGCACAACTCCTCCGAGGTCGGGGAGGGATTCTCCAGGAGGTAAGCGCGTACTACTTTCACGCGCGCATTGTGATTAGCGACGACCAATGGGAGTTCCGGTTCCGGCGGTGCTTTCGCCGTGCGATCAGGGCTTTGGAACTCGCCGACCGTCAACTTCCCGTCGTGGAGGGTGATGCTATCTCCACCCACCGACTTTGTCAGGTGATACTGCCCGCACCCGGTGCACAAATACGCCGCTATCGGCATGCGCTTAGTCGATCGACGTGCGGCTTCCGCCCGCGCGCTTTCCCCGTCGGCGTACTTCATCTTCGTGGGATGCTCGGGGCACTTCTGCCGCTCGGTCAGGTTCGCGACCGGGTGGAGTCCGTTCGACCCGCTCACGACTCGACCACCGGAGTCCGAGGTCCACGCGGCTGACGCAGACGCTCCATGTTCCGGGCTCCCGCGTCCTCGCGGGCGATCACCCAGGCGGCGACCGTCTCCGCCTTCCACACTGGGGTCCGACCGATCACCATATCGGGGGCGGGCATATCCTGCGCCAGGCTCTCGCCGTCTCGCCTGCGGCGGTTCGCGTCGGTGTGGTACGTGCGGACGGACGCCGCCGAGAGGTCGAGGACCAGGGCGATGTCGGCCAGGCCGAGCAGTTCGGGGAGGTCAGTCGGTTCGGTCACGGGCTTGCCTTTCGATGTCAGCGTGTGCGGTGTAGTAGCCGAGCGCGGAGCCCGCCAGCAGGCAGGCGGCGCCGGTGATGAGGTACGGGACGAGCGCGGCGATCATGCCGCGACCTTGATCGGAACCCAGAACGGGCGGACCTGGGGGTTGGAGGGGACGTACCACTCGTACTGCGGCTTCGGGGTGCGCCCGCACCAGTCGCAGTAGCCGTCGTGGAACGGGGTGATCGCTCGCGCGTTCGGGCACTCGTGGCCGACCTGCCGGTCGACGATGGTGGCCGTCGTCTCGGGGGACGGCTCACGGTGGAGCATCGCGTCGAGGACGTGGGGGTGGAGGTCGACGATGTGGAGGCCGAGGGCCTGTTCCACGTCGCGCTTCGAGCCCGTCGCGGTGAACTCGCAACGGTCGCACTTCGAGGTGCGGTGTGCTCCCATGATGATGCCTTTCGGTTGGGCTGATACCAATAACCTAACGGCTACCCCGCCGGATGTCTAATCGCGGTTCGGGATGGAGGAGGGATGGGCCGGGAGCCTGACGACCCCCGGCCCGGTGCGGGTAACCACTCCCGCGTTTGAAAGGCAGTCGGTGACTGCACCCTCCCCATGCTACCCCTAACCAGGGGTAGACATCTGCTCGACCCAGGCATGCAACGCGTCGAGTTGCATGCGGTGCCGAGGACAGTAGCGATCCCGGTCGGCGCGCTCGCGGCACTGCGGCCCGGCGCACCGGCGGAGGAGTCCGGAGAGGATCACGACGTGCTCCCCTGGCCGACGATGGTGACCGGCACGGTCGGAGGTCCAGACGCCACGTACGTGTCGCCTGCCGCGTCTGCTGGCACGGAGACGATCACCGGCTCGACGTACGCCGCCTCGACCACGTCCGCCCCCTCCTGCTCCTCGTAGCCCGCCAGCGGGTCGATCCCGTCGAGTATCCAGGTCGCCACGGCTATCACGTCGTAGGCCGTCCTGTCGCCGAGGGACGACGACAGCGGCATCGTCGTCGACAGCACGTCACGCGCGATGATGAGCGCCTGCCCCCTGGCCTTCTGCTCGTCGTCGAGGACGTTCCATCGTTCAGACATGCTCACCTCCACAGACGGTGCACCTGCACGGTACTTCCCGGTCCTCCTGGTCGAGGGTCCAGCCGATGCAGTTGCCGTGCTTCCCCTGCGCGCACTCAGGGCACATCGCCGGTGTCCGGGGTCGGGGCCGCGAGCGGGGTGAGGCCGTGCTGGAGGAAGACGACACGCGTGATCATCGCCCACTCGTCCGGGGTGAACTGCACGGTCACTTCGTGGGCGTCCGGCCCGTAGAGGAGTCGGGCCTCATCGCCGTCGCGGCGGACGAGCACGTGGTAGTCGTGCTTCTTGATACGACGGCGCTCGATCCGGGGTGCGCGGGACTTCTGCGCCCCGGTCAGGAGGGCGTCGACTGCGGCCTGCGCGTTACGCGCACGCTCAGCCCACTCCTCCAGGAACGGTTCGAGGACATCGCTCGCCAGCGGGTCCAGTGGGTCGGGTCGGGTGCTCATCGGCTCTCCTCGATTAGTCGGCGGATCGCGATGAGCGCTTCGCCGAGGGTGTCGGCGTCATCGACAAGGACGAACGCGCGGTCCAGCCCGATGCTGACGCCCTCACGAATCCCCTCCTCGAACCCCGCCGTGTGGTGTTTGTCGCTGATCGAGCGGTACGGCTCGGTGGGTCGGTCCCCCACCTGATCGGGGACGACGTGTATCGAGCCCCTGTCGCGCCTCTCTGCGAGTCGGATCAACTTCCCGTCCCGGAGGAGGTTGGAGAGTGCGCGGGACTTCGGAGAGTCCCCCCAGCCCGTCTGCGCCTGCACGTCTCGTCCGGTGATGCCGTACGAGCCCGCCCCCTCAGCCAGGGCCATCACGATCGCCTGCTGGTTCGACATCGACTCGTGCTGGTCGTGCTCGAAGTCGCGCGACGAACCGGAGTTCGCCCCGTACGTCCCGTCGCCGTAGGTGCTGTCGCTCATGCGGTACTGCCTTTCAGGTTGGGTGGGGCCGTGCGCTTCCCCTGCGCACGGCCCCGGTCGGTGAGGGTCAGACGGTCGCCAGCACCCGGAGGGTGTTGCGGTCGATGCCGTCCCACTTGCCCTGGACTGTGCGGAGGCCGTTCCGCGTCTCGCGGTTGTCGTCGGTCCCCCAGACGTGGTGCTCAGCGGTGTTCACTGCGGCCAGCACGCCCCACGCGCTGTTCTTCCAGGGGGCGACCCGGTCGTCGTGGTTCCACAGACGGTTGAGGTCGGCGGTGCGACGCTCCCCGTTCTTCTCGGCCTTGCCGCCGGGACGCTGGATGTCGTCGAGTCCCGTGAACGCCTTCGTGAACTCGGCCCACCGGTCGTCGCTGACGAACTCGGAGGTGAGTCGGGCAATCTCGGTGTCGATCACGTCGCCCACCTGCTCGACGACGAGCCCCAGGTTGTCGCGGACCTTGACCATCTGCCCCAGGGAGTTCGAGGAGTGACGGACCTTGTGTCGGAGCGCGCTGTTCTCGGCGAGCGCGTACGTCAGGGTGTTGTCGCACACCCAGAGGCGGGTGCCGACGAGGTACGTCGTCGCCAGCGAGCCATCCATCGAGGTCGCGGCGGTGATGTACGGGCGGTGCTTCACTCCCTCCGCGCCGGTGCGGGTGTCCTCCAGTTCGGCCTGCACGGCGGCGACGGCGCCGCCTCGGAGGAGGAGTCCGGCGGCAAGGTTCAGCCCGCCGTGGGTGAGGGTGTCGAGGTTGTTCACCAGCCACTCTTTCGGCTGGTGGATGCGATACCCCTCCTTGAAGAACTTGAACACCTCGCCCGTGTCGAGACGAACGATGCCCTTGTGCCCCTTCGCCTCGAACGTGGTGACTCCGTCGTCTCCGAGAACGGTGACCGTCGGGACTCCCTCGGCCAGCGGATACGACATCAGTTCGAGCATTCGCTCAACGGGGATCGCACCGGCGAAGTGGTTGTCCACTCCCTCCAGGTGATGCCACGCCTTGCCCCGCTCGTCGGTGAATCCGATCAGGCTGTTCTGGTTCAGCCACTCGATCGTCTCTCTGCTCATTGCACTGCCTTTCGGTTGGTTGGTCGTACCCCTATATCCTAGCCACTCCCCGACTCCGTGTCTAATCGGAGTTAGGACAGGTCCGCTCGCTCGACCCAGGCGTCGTCGAGGAGTCCCGGATCGACCGGCTCCTCCACCGGCGTGCGGTAGTCCTCCGGTCGCTCCCGCCGGTGCACCTCGTCAGCCGCCGCACGAGCCGATGTCACAGTCACCTTGTCGCCGCGACCATACCCAGCCTCGATGCATGCTTCCGTCGCCAGCCGAGCCGCATCGCTCATCGCCGCGAACAGTTCCCAGTCCCTCATGGCCCCTCCTCCGTTCCAGCCTAACTGGGGTTACCCACACATTCGAGGGCAACCGCAGGGAGCGAAGCGACCGGAGGGCGGCAGTCCGCGTCAGGCCAACCCAGCCGCCCACCGAGCCTCGCGGTTCTCGGGGAGTCGTCTCTCAGGATGCTGATACCCGTAGTGGCCTCGGAGAGACGCGACGACGCCATCCCTCCACAGCCGCTTAGTCCAGACGCAGTGAGGTTCCGGACACTGGAGAACGACCTGCTCCTCGTCCGGGTCGACGAACCGTACCGCCATCGGTGCACTTCCTTTCAGATGGCCCGCCCGGCGAGGGCAGACCTCTCCCGGAACGGGGCTCGGGGGGGGTTGGCGATTCGTTAGTGCTACACCCGAAGGCGCGCCAAAGGCCCCTCGGCTGAGAGGCCGAGAGGTGGGGGAGAGGATCGCCTGACCGTGCACAGTCGCCGCGAACCCCTGGAGTCGGGGTCGGGCTACGGGCCGCTAGGTGACACCGGTGCTCCTCACTAGATGTGGGGTGCTAACCGCTGTTCAAGCACCTATACTGGTGCCAGGAAGGTGCGGCGAACACCTGACTTACCAGCCGGGTCGACCCCCACGGGTCGGCCCGGCTTCTTACGTTACGGCGAGCATATCCCGAACGTGACTTCGGTGTAAGCCGATCTAAGGCTCCCGATTGCCCGCGTTGGTCGTCCAGTCCCAGCCAGAGCCTCCCAGAGCCCCCAGGCCGTCCTCGTGCCCCGCCCCGACCCGATGTGCCCCGCCGGTGGAGTCCAGGAGGAGGAGTCCCCGCCACGTGCTCACCGGAACGGTCGCCGGGTCGAGGTGGGACGGGACGATCAGCCCCGACTCCGCCGCCCACCGCCGGTTATGGTGCGCCTCGCCGTGACAGCCGGTCGTGCCGGAACCGCACAGGCTGATCCCGTTCTCCGGGGAGCCCGTGCCGCCCTGGGATCGGAGCACCCGGTGGTGGATGTTCAGCGCATCGCCCCACGGGCGACCGCACCACGCGCACCGGCCCTGGTCCCGGAGGAGGATCAGCCGACGCGACGCCGGGGTGAAGTCGTTCCCTACCCGCGCCATCCCAGACGCTCCACCGTCCGCCGTCGCTCCTCGCGCTCCTGCCGGGGGAGGTCGTACCGACGGAGCACCTTCGCCTCACGGCAACGGAACGATGTCCCCAGGAGGGAGTCGGGATCAGGCTCCACGTCGCCGACCGGCTCCACCTCCATCAGCCACGACCCGGTCAGGGTCGCCGCGTACGTCGCCGCGAGCCCCCGGTCGGTCGTGATGTAGACGAACCCGTCGCCGTCGTCGCCCGACCGGCTCGTCTCCTGGGGGGTGAGGATGCCGTCAGCCGGATACCGCCCACCGTGCCACCACGTCATCGCTCCCCCCTCCTCCGGAAGCGCGCCGCCGCGTGCGTGACCGTGCTGACGCTGTACCGGGATCGGCGAGCGATCGTCTTGTACGGTACGCCACGGGACGCCGCCCATCCCAGAGTCTCCGCCTGCTGGTCGGTCGCCCGGATGTCCAGGGAGGCGACGACGGCCTCGTCGAAGGTCATGCCCGCCGCCGTCGCCCGACTCTGGAGGATGTCGACGATCCACACGGGGAGGTCGATCGGCTCGTACATCAGTACCCGCTCGATTGACCGGCGGACTGGTACATCGCGGTCACACTCTTGCTGAGAGTCTGATACGCCGACAGGGTCGACTCCGCCGCACGCAGTCTCCGGTCGACATACTTCCACGCCACCTCCGCCACATCGAGGGCGGACTTCTCCTCCTCGGTCACCAGGACGCAGTTCTGCTTGCGCTCCTCGACCGGCCCGCTCTTGGACATGTACGCGCGAGCCCACGCGAGGTCGAAGATGCGCTCCGCCTCGCGGTACGCGGTCAGGGTGCGCGTGTACTCCACAACACCCTGGCTCACCTCGCCCACAGCGCGACGAATCCCCTCCTCGATGTCGACCGGATTCAGGACGCGACTGTCAGTCATCGTCGGCCACCAGCATTTCCCTGGAGGAGTGGAAGAACGCCACCACGCGACGACCGGTGTCGGTCGGTTGCGTGCACGGTTCCGTCACCTGCGCGTTGCAGTTCGGGCACACCACGGAGAACGGGCTACTGCTCATCGGCCAACGCCTCCCGGATGTGCGTGCTCTGCTCGTCGAACCATGCCTGCACGGTCGTCTCGTCGGCGGTCTGGGAGAGGAGGGACGCGAACGCCAGGAGTGCCGAGCCGCAGACATCCGGCCCGAGCGCGACGACCCGCTCCACGTGTTCGTTCAGCGCGGCCTCGTTCTGGTCCTCCTCGGGGGACGAGTCCGGAGCCGTCAGATACGCCCCTGTGAGGTTGATCGTCGTGCTCACGATGGAGAGGGTCAGGGCGTGCGCGCGCACCGTGTCGAGGTCGACCCCAGGTGGCAGGCTCACTTGTCGTCCGCCGCGATGTTCTCGGTGCCGTCGGTCAGCGTCGCCTCATGCGCCGCGACGGCCTCGGCCTCCAGTCGTTCGGCCAGCGCCTCCGCCGTCTCGTCGGCCTGCGCCTGCGCGGCGGGCTCGTCCTCCGGGGCCGTCTCAGGGAGGGCCGACCCGGTCGCCCGGAGCCAGTCGCCGAACAACACCTCGTCGCCGTTCGGAGTCTGCACGTACAGCCCCAGATGTCCGGCGCCACGGGCGGTGTAGAACATCGACTCCGCCTGCTTCCGGGTCGCGACGGCGGACAGGTCGTAGAGGCCCAACGGGAGGTACTGCTTCGCCTGCACGGCGACCGGCTCACGACCGGCGGTCGCGTTGACCCCGTCGTTGTCGTCTCCTCCGGGAGCGATGCCGGTGACGGACACCAGCATGTATCGACGGGCGTACGTCAGCGCACCGCCCAAGTCCTGCCAGCGATCCCCCTTCCGTCCGACTGCCACGGAGCCTTCCAGCGCCTCCCCGGTGCTCGCGTGGATCAGTGAATAGTGCATCCACATCGTGCCGTCCTCAGCCGTGTCAGGCCGGGTGACCCATGCCAGGCCGACGGCGGCGAGTCGGGGGAGGGCCGCGTCGGTCACGTCGGACAGGTCGGCGTAGTCGTAGGAGTACGAGCCCTTGGAGGAGTCGACTTTCGCGGTGTTGCCCTTGCGGACAGACGGGACGTTCGCCTGGAACGCGCAGAGGGCGCTGGCGAGGTTCGGGTACTGCTCAGTGACCGGAGGGTCGGGGATAGCCATGACGTGCCTTTCGGTTGAGGTGGAACTTCCTAATCGACGTTAGCATCGGGTGCGGACACTCAACGCTGGTCGGTGATGGAGAGTCGGGGCTTGCCCGGCTCGGTGGGGACAGTGCGGGTGTAGCGGCGTAGCAGGTCTTCGTACCGGGCCACGAGGCTCGGCGCCTTCGCCTTCATCCCGTCGAAGTCGACGGCCTTGCGGGTGCCCGCCTTCGGGATCGTGCGGCTGACGGACGCGAACCCCCGGTCCTCCGAGAACTCCCCCCGCTCCGCGTACAGCTCGTTCAGGGCGTCCCACGCGCGGACCCGCTTCGCCTCGGCCACGGCGATGACCTCGCGCGCCTCGAACAGGTCGTTCAGCAGGATCGCCTCGTCGATCGGGATGTCGCTCACCGGCGGCATGCCCGTCGACCGGGCGGTGTCGATCAGGTCCAGGGCCGCGTCGGCCTCGGCGACCATCCCGTCGATCATCGGCTGGTCGCGGGGAATCCAGCACCACTCAGGCGGGCCGGTCACCTCGTAGTGTCCCGTCTCCGGGTCGGTGCGGTCGGTCGTGAAGGGCTCCCAGATGAACAGGCAACGGGCCGAGTTCATCACGTACATCTGCCATTGCACCTGACGCATGTAGCGCATCTTGCCGAAGTGGCTCTTGGGGTCGTACGTGACCAGCACACACGCCGCGTCGAGGGGTCCAGGGGTGAGGTCGACGGTGGTCGTCTTCACCTCCACGGTGACGCCCTCCGCTCCCGGCTCGTACGTCAGCGTGAACCCGGCGAGGTATCCGTCCGGAGTGCACAGGTGCCGGGGGTTGTCGGGGTGCGCGTAGAGCCCGCTGGTGTGCACGACGCCGTGCGTCGCCGCCGCCCAGTCCGAGATAAACGGCTCACGGTAGTTGCCGTGCGCGAACGAACGGTTCGATCGGAAGTCGTGCTCGCCGGTCACCTTCTCGGTGATGATCGCGCGACGACGGGCGGGCTGTTGCCACTCCCTGATTTCGGTGGCGGTGATGCCACCCTGCCGTGCGCGGAAGTAGGCTTCGTCGCCATCCCGCTGTCGCTCCGCCACGAGGACGGGGCGTCGTTCTGTCAGTGCTGACATGATGCTCCTTCTGGTTGGTCTTGCACCTATAGTCTAGCGACTCGTGGTCGGAGTCCCTAATCGGAGTTAGCCTGCCTCCTCCAGCCCTCAGAACGTCGTCCAGGCCGCGATGAGCAGGCCGACGCAGAGGAGGAGGAGGACGCCGCCGACGATGACGTTGGCGAGCAGGCGGATGTCCTCGGGGTCGCGACGGGGCTTCGCCAGGTCACGGGGGAGGTCACGGTTCACGGAGTGCCTTTCGGTTGGGGTGTTACCAATAGCGTAACAAGCCCCTCAGACATCCGTAACCAGGGTTAGCGCGTGACGGACCCCGCGACGAGCGCCCCCAGGAGGAGGAGGGAGGAGGGAACCCACAGCCACCACGGCGGAGGCGCCCACGGCTCCGACTGACGCACGGCGTGCCGAACGGTGCGCCTCACGGCGAGTCCACCGGAGGTTCGGGGATCGGTTCAGGGGCCGCGTCTTTCCGTCCCACCCGGATGCCGACGAGCGCGCCGACCACACCGATGATCCCGCCGCCCCACGCCGCCAGCACCTGCGTCGCATTGTCGCTCAGCCCGATGGGGAGAGTGATCGGATTCGCCCACGCCTCCAGCACCGACGCCAGGATGAACATGTTCAGCGCAACACCCATCGACGCAGACAAGATGACCGCCACGATGTCCGTGGCGGTCATCCGTCGTCTGTGACGGCGAGCGCTCATCTACTCACCGAACGCGCGGGACAGTTCCACATGCAGGCCATGCAACTCAGGGTAGAGGTTCGGGTCCAGCGTGCCGTGCTCCGGGGGAGGAGTGTCCCCGTCGAGGATCGCCTGAGCCCGTTCCAGGAGGGTGTCGAAGTACGCCACCTGCGCGTCGCCAGGGCACTCGGTGCTCAGCCCGCACTCACGGTGACCGAGCACGTGCTCCCGGTCGATCGTGAACTCCACGCGGACCCCGTCGAGGATGCCGCCGTCATGCCGCGCCAACTCGGCGATGTTCTGCGCGTGCACCTCCCACTGCTCCTCCGTGAAGTTGTCCGGCCCGCCGACCGTCTCCACCGCGAACGAACGCCAGTTCCAGTCCGGACCCGTCGCCGCAGGC